TGGACATCCTGATAAGGTATGTGACCAAATCAGTGATGCAATACTAGATGCTATTTTAGAACAAGATAAAAATGCGAGAGTAGCAGTAGAAACTGCAATCAAGGATGATTTAATATTAATTTTTGGGGAGGTAACCACTACAGCATCGGTCGATTATACTACTATTGCAAAAAAGAAAATAAAAGAAATTGGTTACATTGAAGATTTTAAAGTGCTTGAGAAAATTAGTACTCAGTCCGCTGATATTGCACTTGGTGTGAATTCTACTGAGTCACATGAACAAGGTGCAGGAGATCAAGGGATTATGTTTGGTTATGCTTGTAATGAAACACAAGAACTTATGCCTTTACCGATTATGCTAGCAAACCAAATATCAAAAGAAATGGATAAGATTCGCCAGGAAAAATACTCGCATATCTTTGGACCTGATGGTAAGTGCCAGGTTTCAGTAGGCTATGAAAATGGTAGACCAAAGAAAGTACAGACGATTGTCGTATCAGCACAAACACAACCTGGTGTTTTCTTGGAGCAAGCTGAAGATATTATTATCAATGAAGTTCTTACTAAGGTTTTTGATTTCGATTCCATTGTTGAGGCAGAAGTCCTTATTAATCCTACAGGAGAGTTTGTCATTGGTGGACCTTATGCAGATTCAGGGTTAACTGGTAGAAAGATTATTGTTGATACGTATGGAGGTTATTCTAGACATGGGGGAGGAGCCTTTTCTGGCAAGGATGTAAGCAAGGTTGATCGAAGTGGGGCTTATTATGCTAGATACGTAGCAAAGACCGTTGTAGGGGCAGGCTTGGCCACACACTGCGAGGTTCACTTGAGTTACGCTATCGGTGTAGCGAAACCAGTGAGTGTGTTAGTAAATACATTTGATACTGGAGTTACAGCTGATGAAGAGATTCAAGCGTTAGTGAATCATATATTTAACTTTAAACCTGAAAGCATAAGAAAAGAAATCAACCTTGATGATGTTAAGTTCCAGGAGTTAGCAAAGTATGGACACTTTGGTCGTGAAGATTTAAATGTTCGTTGGGAACATGTAGATGATAAGATTACTGAACTGAGAAATTTTTATGCGAAAACCTAAGGAATTACATCGGTTTTATAAGTCTGTTCCATGGCAAGTAGCAAGAGAAATCAAGATACGAGAGGCCAATGGAAAGTGTGAACGGTGTGGTGCTTTAGGTGAAGAAGTACATCATAAGAAGCGATTAACTGTCCATAATGTAATGGATCCAAAGATAAGTTTGAATCAAGAGATTTTAGAACTGCTATGTAAGAAGTGTCATAATGCAGAACATAAGCGTTTTTCGAAGTCACAGTGGTTCGATGAGGATGGTAATTTGTTAATGAGTTAAATTTCTATTCATGTTATAATACCTTATGAAAGGTGTTGATATTAATGAAGTTGAATGCTGATTTATTACAAGCTGTCGGAGATTTTTCTAACAAGATAAAAACAAAGGAATATAGTTATTTAGATTTTGATGAAGATACAGAAGAATTTATTGGATTGAGAGTTAAGGTTATGAATGAGTATCCAGGAGAACTCATGTTCAATAAACCTATATATCATACAAGCAATTTTAATAAAAGTTATGAAGAGATGAAAATTGCTTGTGGAGAAATGATTAAATTAATTATGGAAAAAGGTTTATAACCCCCGCCCCAATGTCTATTATTTATTTGTGAGGGGTACCGCGTATGGGGGCAATTAAAAAACACAAGGCCATATTTTTGAAATTCTGTTTTACAGAGTTTGTTACAGAAGCTTGTGGTGGTATAATAGTTTTGGGTGATAAAGTTGGATACTAAACAAATTGATCAGTTTTATAGAGAAAATCAATATATTGAATTACAAGATTATCTTAATGAGTGTTTTAAAAATACTAGTGATCTAAATGAGCAGAGTGAGATTAATTATCAGTTGGGATTATTGTTTTCTAATTTTAGATTTGAAAGACATAATAAAAAAAGAGCAGCCTCGTATTTTAAAATGAGTTTAAGAAATAATAAAGAAAACTATTTATGTTATATTGGGGTGGCTAATACAGAACAAGATGTTAATACGAAGATTAACTACTTATTAGAGGGGCATAAGATACATTTAAAGAATATTAATATTATTTATGAACTATCTAAGTTGTATGAAAATGATGATCTCGAACTGAAGAAAAAAGTCTTTGAGGCAAATATCCAAAATTCAGCTGACGTTTTTATGGGATTAAAGACATTGATGCAATACGATTTTTTCGAAGAGATGCTTGCTTTTATGCAGAAGAGAGCATCTAATATTAATTTTTATGAGTATGAAATACTATTCTTATATCTTTTAAGATTATATCTTTCTATTAGAGTTAATAAGATTGGTAAAGATGAAATTGATTTAGCTGAGAGATTGATTAAACGAGATAAAGATAATAATTTGCAATACATACCATATTTATATAAAGCTTATATGTACTTTCTGATTGGAAATAAAGAATCTGCCTACGAAACTTTAATAAGAATACCTTTTAGTCACAGTGTTATGTTAGAGTTCGATGGTCCTTTCTTTCCGATGGAGTTAAATGTTGAGGATGATATAAATATATTTTTAAGCACCATGGCCGAAAATTATAGCAGTGAAGAAGTAAAATTTAATTTCATCAAAACCTTATCGTCTATTATGAAATATAATTATGGCTTAATGGTTGAAATAAAATACGAAACAGACGACTTAGACAATTTGATTAGGTTTAATGAACTGAATGAAGTTAATGACTATGTTTCTTGTGCCATTGTGAATTATCATCTTGAAATGAAATTATATCTCAAGTCTATTGAATATTATATTAAGTATTTGAAGGCTGGAGTCAAATTCGAATCAGGTGATGTATTTATTTCAACAGCATTTGAGAACCTTACTTCTTCGGAACTTGGAAAAGTGAATACATTAATCTCTTCTGAGGTTGACCTATATTTAAAAGGTGAAGAATGGGTTCATGCAAACATGGAGATGTTAATTGATCCTTTTATTGAAGTGTTGTTTAAAAGTGAAAGAGAAGATAAGCATAAATTAGTTTCAGAATATGCTATAGTAATGCTTGAAGAAAGAATGTACAAGAATATGGAATCAGTTTTTGAAATGGCATACTCTTTATCCAATCAGTCTTATAAGAAAAAATCTAAAATAATGTACGAATTTCTTCTAGAAAAAGGCAATAGAAGTTCTGCTGTGTTAAATAACTTGGCAGTAATTTTAAATGAAAATGGAAATTATAGGGAAGCTGAAGCTCTTTACAAGGAAGCTAATGAATTAGATCCAGATGATCAAATTACGTCTCGAAACTTCAAAACAACACTGAAAGAAAATAATAGAAGAAGAGCCGCAGTGGAAAAGGTCGGATCATTATTGGTAAATGATTTTTCCAGTTTGGTTAATGTTAGTGAGAATATTAAAGGTCCATTTAGTGTAAATTCGTTGTATTTTGAAAATGCTGGTATTTCTGAATACTTAAATCAACAACAATTTCATCATTTAGTAAATAAAAACTTTATTGAAGAAATAGATTTAAATGGTATTAACAAATATCAAGCTAATCTATTCCTGAGTGACAAAATAAAAGATTATCAAAACTATAGAATGTTAAATGAATGTGAGTTCATTAGTATGAACTATACAATATTTGATATTGAACAAGTTGGTATTGATAATCAATTTTTAGGCAAGATATTTTCCATTACAGATAAGGAACTCAAACCAATTATTAGCCAAGATTTGTTTGAATGTATAATAGCTATGCAAAGTGACATGTTAAAAGCTTCAATGGTTTTAATTGGAAGTTTTTTTGAAGGATTCATAACGTATATACTTAAGTTGAGAGGTTATGACAAAATATTAACAAGCAAGGGTAAAACTATTAGTTTAGCTAACGCGAAACTAAATGAAATGATTGAATTTGCCAAAAGCAAAAGTATCATAAAGGGTCGCAAATATTATTTTGCACATATTTTACGAGATTATAGAAACCTTATACATCCCGGAAAAATTACAAAAGAGAAGTTTGAGCTTTCAAAGGATGATGTTAAAGTTGCGTGGACATCAGTTGTTCAGCTAGTGAAAACTAGTTTGTAGGAGCGATATATTGATGAATTTAGAATACAAGCGATTAAAATCGCTTTTTTCTTTGGTTGATGAATCAAAGACGGAATTAGTAGATAACTTAATTTATCAAGCTGCATTTATGAAAGTAGAGCTTGATAAATTACAAGTACAAATACGAAAATATGGTGCTATTCAAATATCTAACAAAGGTGCACAGAGACAAACAGAAGCAGCTAAATACTACACTAAACTTGTGAATTCATATGGAACAGTTATTAAAACACTAAACACAATCCTTGGTACTCAAGTTGATGATGGAGATGATGCATTTGATGAATTTCTTAAACGAGCTCAAGAATGAACTACTTAGTTGAGTATTACAACGAAATAGAAAAGGGTAATATCATAGTGGGTGAAGAGTTAAAAACAGAACTTGAAGTTTTAATTCAAGACTTAGAAAATCCTAGGTATCATTTTGATGAAAAACCTGGTAATCTTAGAATTGATTTTATAGAAACCTTCTGTAAACATACAAAGTCACCTTTTAATGGTATGCCGTTTAAACTTGAATTATGGGAAAAAGCACTACTACAAACAGCATATGGATTCAAGATGGCTGATTCAGGACTCCGAAGATTTAATGAAGTCATTTTATTGATTGCTCGTAAAAACGGAAAGACGACATTTGTTGCTGGTATTGATTTGGCTGAGTTCTTTCTATCAAGAGGTGGAGTTGATATTGTTTGTGCTTCTAATACAACAGAGCAAGCAAATATCCTCTTTGAAGAGATCAATAACATGCGAGAACAATCTCCAGCTTTATCTAAAGAAAGTAGAAGTAAAAAGAACATCTATCACATCTACTCCCCGAAAACTAAAAACAAGATTAAGAAACTCTCTGCTCAATCAAGAAATAAAGATGGCTATAATATTGAAGTTGGTTGTATTGATGAGGTCCATGAAATGACGGATTCCAAAGTTTATGATGCAATTAAACAATCACAATCAACAAAAAAAGAACCACTAATATTTATCATAACCACCGAAGGGACAACCGTTGGTGGTTTTTTAGATAATAAGTTAGACTATGCGCGTAAGATGCTAAAAGGTGAAATATACGATGAAAGAGTATTGCCATGGTTATATACACAAGATAGTACAAAAGAAATATATGATGATCCGAAAACCTGGCAGAAATCTAATCCGAGTATTGGTATTGTAAAACTTAATAACTACTTAGAAGATGTAATGAACAAATCAAAACACGACTTATCTACAAGAGTAACAATGCTCTGTAAGGACTTTAACATCAAACAAGCAGACTCAGGTTCCTGGTTATCGTTTGATGATTTAAACAACGAGGAGACATATACTATTGATGAATTAAGAGATTCTTATGCAATCGGTGGAGTTGATTTATCATCAACAACAGACTTGACAGCTGCTGTACTTGTGATTCAAAAACGAGATACCAACAAGAAATTTATAATACCACATTTCTTTATGCCAAGTGAAGTCATAGAAAAGAGAATCAAAGAAGATAACGTTCCCTATGATATATGGGTTAAAAAAGGTTTTGTAACACTAACTAAAGGAAATCAAAATGATTTTAGTTTAGTCACACAATGGTTTATGAAGATGATTCAAACCTATGGAATTAGACCACTCTGGGTTGGATACGATCCTTGGAACTCACAGTACTGGATAAAAGAGATGGAAGATTTAGGATTTAACATGGAAAAGATACGGCAAGGAATATATACCTTATCTGAACCAATGAAAATTATGGAAGCAGATCTTAAAAATAAAATTGTAAATTATAACAATAACCCTATATTAAAGTGGTGTTTAGCAAACACACAAGCCAAAGTCGACCTGAATGGAAACATACAGCCTTCAAAGCTTAACTCAAAATATAAAAGAATTGATGGCACTGTCGCTCTTATCATTGCTTATGTAGTTCTAAACAGGTATAAGAATGATTATGAAAATATGATATAATTAGACAGTGAGGTGAGATTTGTGAATGATTTTAATGTAGATAGTGAGTATAAAAGATTATATGAGGAACATTTGGAGGATTTTTATGAAGGCTTCGCTTTAAATCCGGATTCACTTATAAGAAGATATCCAGGCTCTTTTAATAGTAGGAAATGGATATATATAATGATGATTGGTACTGTTTTGTCATTGATAATATCATTTGTTGCAAACTTATCAAATAATAATCATATTCAATGGTTAAGTAGCATGTTTCTTAACTTTTCGATGGGTTTTTTTGTAAGTTTTGTTTTTTTGATTTTTACTGAAAAGAAATCCAGATTAGAGAACTACTTGGTTGATGGAGTCACAGAACTTCAAAAACAACAAAACAAAATCCATGAAGCCCTCCATATAATTGAGGTACAATTGTCCTTCTCTGTAAATGATTATCAAAAAGCGTATTTATATATGCGTTTTGCTACAGAAGGGTACTTGATGATTGAAGAATATTTAGAGCAATTAGATAAAGTGTTTGATGATGACCGTATTAAAAGAGCAAAAGATAGAATCCATAAATATGCAATGGAAATGCACGATAATCATGTTAACATATATAATCCTGGGTTTATTGAGGCTTTTTTTAGAAACACAGCTAATGATTTTACTAATAACCTAGTTAATCATGTTAAAGAAGCTAGGAGAATTAACTTATATGTTACAACCGGATTATATGAAATTAATGATTTTATCTATGATTTGAAAACTCCTATCTTAGATAATAAATATTCTAAGATAAGAAGAGAGTAAGAGATGTTGACAATAATAATTGATTTCAGGAGGTACTCATGGCCCTATTCAAACGAAAGAAAAAAACTGGATCATTTGATGCACTCCAGTTAATCAGTAACCTAAATAAATTTTATACACCATTTGGATCTAATATATCAAAGAGTGATGTTGTAAAGATTTGTATTGATCGAGTGGCTAGCCAGTGTGCAAAGCTGAAACCAAGGTATATTAAAAACGAAAACGATAAGACAGTAACTGAGAAATCAGGGAAGCTGTCTTTTCTTTTGAAATATAAACCAAATGAAATCATGACTCCATATGATTTTATCTATAAGATAATAACCTTACTGCTTTTAAATGATAACGCGTTTATCTATCCTAAGTTTGATAAAACAACAGGTGAACTGAAAGGCATTTATCCTATCAAACCACTTACAGTTCAAATGATAGTTGATTCATCTGATACATATTACATAAAGTTTCTCTTTGATAATGGGAAATCACATACCTTGCCATATGATAATATTATCCATTTAAGAAAGCGTTATGGGCAAAATGATATCTTTGGTGGTACAGGATCCACAGGTGATCATGAAGCAGTTTTAAAAACCATATCAATCAATGATAGTTTACTCCAGGGAATTGATAATGCTGTTAAGTCATCTATGCAGATTAAAGGAATCTTAAAGATGAATGGGATGCTTTCAGAAGCAGACAAGAAGAAACAACGAGAGTTATTCGATGCTGCATTGTCTGAGTCAGTAGAAAACAAGGGTAGCTCGATCATCCCCATTGATTTAAAATCAGAGTATTTACCTTTAGAAGTAGATCCAAAACTCATTGATAAAGATACACTTGAATTTTTACAATCAAAAATACTAGATTATTTTGGTGTATCTGTCCCAATCTTTACAAGCAAATATACAGAAGATGAATATAACTCATTTTACGAGTCAACCATAGAGCCTCTTGCTATTCAATTAAGCGAGGCTTTTTCTATAGGACTACTGACAGATAATCAATTAGAACGTGGTGAGGAAATTGTATTTTATAGTGAGCGTCTACAATATGCGTCTTGGAATACAAAAGTCACTGCGATTGAAAAACTCATGAGTTTAGGAATTATGAGTTTAAATGAATCAAGAGCACTTTTAGGATTAGAACCAATTGAGGATGGCCATAAACGATTACAATCATTAAACTTTGTCGATGCGGACAAAGCAAACTTATATCAAGTAGGAACCAAGGAGGAAAAGCCTGATGAAAATAACGATTAATGGAAAGATATCAGAAGAAGCACTGAAGTCAATCCTAGAAACCCAAAAGAAAAAAGTCAGTGTGATTGATGAATATTGTAAAAAGGAAAAACTGGATTCACTTGAATACAAAGATTCAGAACTAGAATATGTATATTCAAAAGAACCAAAGAAACCAAAAACGCCGGTAAAGAAAGTAGAGGTAAGGAAAAATGCTAAAGGAAACTAGACTAGCAGACGTCACCCTTCATGAAGAAGACGACAAGATGATCATTGAAGGATACGCAATCGTATTTAACAGTGAAACGTTAATTGGTGATGAAGAGTATGGCTTTATAGAAGAAATTGATAA